GATAATAACCTTAAAGACTTCTTTGAACTTGGCACGACACACCTGAGGAGTGCTTGACTTGATCGCTTCGATGCCCATCATCTTGAGTTTGGGTTCGGCGTACTGTACACCCTCATTGTTATGCACATTTAGAATGTAACGCTTCTTCGCCATCCAGATACCGCGATCTGCAATCACCTCTCGTTCCATCACCATGCGATTGATATATGCGCCAGTGTCGTTCGCTAGTTTATCATATGCACCAGCAATAACTTTCTCGAAATGCTCTGAACATATCTTATCAAGAAACTTAACAGGATCAGCAGGAGCGAACTTCGCGACCAGAGATGCCATGTTAATATACACTGAGTCAGTATCAATAGCAATAACATAATCTTTGTCGGACTTGAGGAGATTGTTCATCTCGTCGTTGACTGCTTTCTCTGCGGTCTTAATAGCACGTTGACCAGACATAGTAACACCCTCGGCGATACGCTGATCGAAGTAGCGGAAGTACTTATTAGCAAGCGCACCGTAGAGACTGTTCATCAAAATCTTAATTGCCATCTGCTGATTGTTTAGCGTTGCAATCTCATTCACTAGTTCCTTGGTAGGTTCGATCTCATACTTCTGCTGTGCCGCAAGCATATTCTTTTTGATACTCACACGATCATCATAGAACTTTCGAATCACGTTAGGAATCACACCCTCTTTATCTTTGCGGAACGAAGCACCGTTAGCGGCAACGGCAGTAGGAATATCTTCGTCGTAACACATAGTCTCGGGCGACATATTGTATTGCACAATGATGTTAGGATAAAGAGACGCGAGGTCAAAAGATGTTACCCAGTCGTGTGAACCAACTTGTGGATCTTTAACATAACCACCGACAATACGACCTACATCATGATCAACAGGAGGTTTAGGTGGAATAATAACATTCTTCTTAATCAACTGATTGTAGATGATAGAATCCCAGATAGAAGTTGTGCCGAACGTATCTGTATAATTTACCTTAGACTGATATGCCATAGTAAGAGCAAGCGAGATTAGACCCATCTTCTCTTCGAATCGGTGAATCAACTCTACGTCTTTAATGTTATAGTCGATGAACTTCTGATGATCCATTTTATAAAGAGTGTGAAGATTACCATACTCTTCGTATGACAGTTTTGCTTCACCAAGTATAGTGTTAGCAACATGATCCAGTTTGTAGGACTCTTGCTCACCGTATGTAAGTTTGCCAAACTTCTTGAATAGATCGAGATAGTCGAGTTGCGAAATGCCTTCGAGATCATAAGACTGGTCAACACCGTACGCAGTTTTAATCTCACGAGCACGAACTATCTTCCATGGAGAGAATGCTTTTGTTGCATCGTCATTGATTACATTACGTACACGATTGACCAAATATGGAATATCGAACATCTTAGAATTCCAACCAGTTACGACATCAGGCGAGTTAGCACCCCACCAGTCCAAGAAAGCACGAAGAAGTGCCTTCTCATCGATCATCTTGAAGTACTCGACATTTAAGTCATTTAATGAAGAGTCGTAATCTTTAAGACCCCACACAACATAGGTATCGCTTTGATTGTTCTTGACACATATTGCAGTAACCGGATGTGCCGCCTCTTGAGGTTTAGGAAAACCTTGATCAGACTGCACCTCAATATCTAGGGAGCATACGTTGATAGTATCGCGATCCCATTTAATATCCTCTTGAGGGTATGCGGTACTAATGAATTGGGTTACAAAGTTAGTTTGACCATGAACGTCGAAGTTCTTCACGCCATCGTATTGCTTAGAGAATTCAGTTGCTTCTTTCATGGAGTCAAACTGCATCGGTTCGACAGGAACACCATAAAGAGTATTGTATTTGCCAGTCGCCTTAGTTGATGTAACAAAAAGAGTAGGTTGATAAGGTACACGTAGTTGTACACGCTCACCGTTTTCGTATCCACGATAAAGTAATTTATTGCCGAATCGCGTCACATTAGTATAAAAATTCATAGGTTCTCCATAATATAAGATACCATTATAGCACACTTAATCGGGACATGCAAGCGATTTATAATGTAACGAAGTGAAAGTTTGGATGGGTCTTTGAGTTGTAGTATCGTTCTTTTCCTTGGAATCTAGTTCTATCTGTTACTGTGCAACCTTGACTCTCATCTATTAACTGAGTAATAGGACTATCAAGTACCACACTTGGTTTGGTGTGAGCATGAGAAACATTCACTGAAACACCTGTTTTGTTATCCATACCTTTCTTTGGCCAATAAACGTTGTATCGAATGTTGTTGTTTGCTCTACAGTATAAGTCAGTGACAGTATGAAGTATACTCATAGGTCCACGACAATTGTGCTTCTCGTCATTGATTACATGATCACAAAACATCTCTGCGACTTCTGGTATGACAGTATAACACTCAAGAGCAATACCAATATTACAAGTTGGCATCTCTGTGTATTTTAACATAATACGCCTGAACATGTCAACCTCTTCCGGAATTAAATATGCGTCATGTTCCATGATCCATAGACGTTCGCCATTAGCGATTCGTCGCATGAGTCTGAAGGTTGAGTGTATGTGCGCTATCTCTTGAGGTGATCTATCTTTATGTTTTGATAACGTAAGATGTGGGAATAATGTATCTGGTGTGATGCACTGTATTACGTTTATGTTGAATACATCAGATACACTTTCAAAAGACTTGAGGGATAATTCGTTGTACTTAACTGCGAGTGGATTGTTTAGATCAACACCCATATATGCTTCAATCATTACTTCATCCTAAAGAGGTTGGGAGGCATTTCACCTCCCGAGTTTTGTTAGATTAGTGCTGTGATAGATACAAACATTGCGACAGTACACATTGCTCCTACCAACCAAGAACCAACTTTGTCTACTTTAGACATGGTCATTTCTTATTTTCTCCACGAAAATTATACGATTAATTTGCTTAATTGATCTTAATTTTACGTGGACGCTTCTCTGCGGGCAATTCGACCTTTAGATTAACTACAAGGATTCCTTTGTCCAGAGTCGCTCCTACTACTTCTACATACTCAGAAAGTCGAAAAGTTCGTTGAAACTTCTTAGTGGAAATACCTTTGTGAAGGTACTCAACAGGCGCATCCACTTTTTGTTGATTGCCTGCTATGTTCAAAGTTCTTTCGTCCTGCTCGATAACTAAATCATCCATCTCGAAACCCGCGACTGCTATCTCTATCACATAATCGAACTCGTTGATTTTCACAACATTATGTGGAGGGTAAGTGTCCTTAGCATTTCTAGTTACAAAATCTAGTTCGTTAAACAGGTGGTCAAAACCCACAAATGATGCTCGTGGATATAGACTGGGTACTTTGATACTCGTTGCGTTCGTCATAGTGCTTCTCCTTAATTAAAAGCAAGATAAAAATGTAGACCGGACCATCCGCATCTACGCGCTTATTTATACTAACAGTAACCCTGTTTCGTATAAAACTTGTACAGATCAACATAGTATTGAAACTGTATTGGACTGTGATCAGGATTAGGAAGTTCTCCGAAGAGTTCTTCCATCCTGTGTATATGTTCTTCTACTGTCACTTGTTACCTATATTATACTTGGGACATAACTCCCATTCACTCTTTTCTTTGTGCGATATAATCTTGATCTGTCTTAGCGGTGCGCATTCAGCAACCATCTCTTTATCGACAATGCTTACTAAACCCCAATCTGCTAACAACTGAGCAATACTATTTCTTCGTAGTAGATCCATCTCTTCTAAATTAGACTTCTTTCCATCTAGTAGAAACAGTTCTTTGAAGTGAACGATGAAGTACCTGCCTTGTTTGTGTAGTATATGACAAGACTGAAACAGTTTATTTTCTTTGCGAGATGCGACACCCATTCGGGTCAGTGTCTCGCGCACTTTTAAAAAGTCGTCGGGTTCTTGAAGAATCACCTCTAACATATCGGACGATGTCCATAATTTAATTCCTTCCACCTTTATAGATCCTTTTTCTAATACTTGCTATTTGGTCGGGGGTGAGGAGTTTAAGAGCAGACTTTGCCTTCTCGTTGCTATAACCATAATACTCTTTAACTGCATCCACGTCATCAGATTTGGTCGCTTTATCCCATTTAGAGAACCGCTTCCTCTTTCTAACTATATTTAGCAAAAAATGAAATTGTAGTTTTTTGTCAATTGCCCAGTGCTGATTCATGGCATTAGCAACAGCAACCGTGTCAGGGAAGTAAGAAAGGGATCTATTTACCATATATGGAGCATAACCCTTCTCAGTCAGGTCATCTACCATCAGGTCTTTCTTACTTAGATTAATCGCCATCACATAATCAAAAGGGTTCATCAATACCATCCATTATCATAATCAATTTTATATAACTTCTTCACTCTAGCATAATCACTTGCTGTCATATGAGAAGTAATCAAGTCTTCTTTATCATATACTTCATAATGTTCCATATACGATATGTTTTGTCTGCGTTGTTTACTCAGATTAATCTCATCAAACAATATTTCTGAGTGAATAGGATCAGAGTTGTTTGAAATGTTTCTATGAGTATACCATACTTTTCGATCATAGTCAATACCATAAAATGAAAGAACATGTTTATAAAATTCTTCAATATTTTCTAAATCATAAACATAATCATAATCTTTCGGTATACCCATATACAAAGTCTGAGTCCAGAAATGCTGATTGAGAACTTTGCCACCATAGAGATCATCAAGTAATAATTTCACACTACTATATCTATCATAATCTTTGTTGATCAGAGGCACATCTTCGGGCGTTGCATAGTTACTATGCGCCTGCAACTGAAGCATTTCAACAGCAGATTTGAATCTCTCTATAGGATCACGCTTGATTGCAAATCGTACGCTATCAAATCTAAAAGGAATATCAAATTGATTGCCATATTTCAACACTTGAAGTTGCCTCCAAGATGATGGACCACCTCTAACGTGTTTGAACTGGTATTGTTCTTGTGCCATAGTATTCTGTGGTGACACAACTCTCAACACTTGTTGATGAAATCCCTTTATAGAGGTGAAACCATTCTTAGGACATATTCTTAGATCGATACCTTCGGGCAAGTATAATATATTATCAGGTGTAATTGCCATGATTATAGTTTCATACTAGAAAGGTTCATTGTAGAATACGCCTCTTAGCAATTGCTGTATTCTGAAAATGTCCATAGCGATATCGTGTGCAGGGTTGTGTGCAATGAAGTCACCATCATTAACACCCTTGGGTACGAATGAGTTATTGATATTAATACCATGACCAATTGCGATACCTTCGATCATAGTACGTGTGTCACGAACATCCCAGAATCTGTAGGGTTCTGATGCGTCTAGTAGATTGCATATAGATGTAGTGAGAACAGGATCGAAAGTGTTGCCTCGCGTATAAACTAATTTACCAGGTGTCATTGTTGCACGAAGAAACGCTGGCAGTTCTGTGATTGATACATCTGTTGACAGAGGTTTGAGTTGCGACATTGCCGCTTCTCCTTGCTTCTGCCACCACGCGAGTGTATTCTTATCTACAATACGTCCGTACTTCTCGACCTGCTCTTTAACATCAAACTTCATTATCTTAGCAAGACCAACTAAGTCCATATAAGAGTATGGAGTATCAGAAAGAAACATATCTTCGTCAACTGTCATTGCCGCCACGTTCACTACAGGAGCAGTGTTCAAGTCAGTGCCTAATGTTTCATAATCATATATGTTAATCATTAGATCATCTCCACATTTGCCATTACTTCAGTCATACAAGCAACAATGTTTAACTCATGGTCAGCAACAAATGCCGCCTTATATTGATAGTCAGCAAGAATTAATACTAACTGAGGAATAGAAGAGGGATCAACTCGATCAAACATCTTATCATACAGTGATCGGAAGATAGTTGAGGTATCTACATCAACATTATTAACAACCCAAGAGCGCATCTTCTTAAAGTCTTTTGCTTTCAGCGCGGCGAAGAGTTGATCGACTTCACTATCAGTACTATCGATAGCAATAGAGTCAAGTTGACCACCCATTGAGTAGCGTTGACATTCATTAATCACACGTCTCCAATCTGGGGCGTGTTTCATAATCATGTTAGCAATCAGTTTATCACTGTACGTAACACCTTCGGTATCAAGAATTGTCTTGAGTCGTTCCATGAACTGACCACACAATTGACCCATGTCTTTCTTAGATGTATTGAATTCATATACACCACAGCGAGAATGGATAGGTTCGATGATACGATTCTTGAAGTTGCAAGTTAAGATAAATCTACAGTTGTCCGCAAACTCTTCGATGAAACCACGTAGTGCGGGTTGAGTTGATTGGGCATTAAGATAATCTGCTTCATCAAGTATAACAACCTTAATGTCACCACCAAGAGATACCGAAGATGCGAAGCGTCTAATCTTGCCGCGAAGTGTATCGATGTTACCATCTTCAGAACAGTTGACCACAATACAATCATAGTCTAGTTCTTTACATAGTGCTTTTGCTACAGTTGTTTTACCAAGACCAGCAGTACCAGTAAAAAGCATATTGGGCATCTCGCCGCCTTCTACGATTTTAAGGAATACGTCTTTTAGTTTTTTAGGAAGGATGGTGTCTTTAATTGTTTGTGGGCGATACTTCTCTACCCATAAAAAGTCTTTGCTCATATGTGCCTCATAATATAAAAAATGTCTTGTCTACTATACGTAATTATACAGCAGACAAGACCAAAAGTCAAGCATTGTTTACTCTACTGCTTGCGCCTGAGCGTCCTCTACAATCTGAATCAATGCAATGCACTGATCACGCAACTGTCCAATAGTTGCTAGTTCTTCACCTTTAAATCCACCTCGGGCAGCAACTGTGTCGATTACTGCTACAGTTGATCGTGTAATACGATTTGCCAGGTCTGTCATTTCTGCATTATTACTCATTACTATTCTCCGTAAGTACTAGATTTTTCGAGGGCGCACCAGTATTCGATGCCATTCTCTTTGTTCACAAAATGTGAGATTAATTTCTTAGAAATACCAACTTCATAATCACCATCAATCATCTTGAGATTAGAGATGTTAAAGATAAAGTTAAACTTCTCTTCGCTAAACGTTCCATCAACATCAATAGAATATACATTTGATGTACGATCATTGTTATCGATCACAGACAATGATACAACACCATCAGATGCGGACACTGACATTTCAGTATGACCAAGAACAGATGCCGCACGTTTGATACTGGATAGAGTGGCACTATCTAGTGTAAACTTAACTTCAGTCTCGGGCATAATGATGTCTTTCGAAGGAGTAGTCAGCATATCAATATCAGAGTAGAAGTACTTGATACGTGAGCGTCCAGCACTATCTGTTACAAGAACATAAGTGTCTTCGAACTTGAGTCGAGGTGAATCTACCAGAGATAGTACACTTAGGAACTCGCTTAGTTCATAGATACCAAATGTCTGAGGAAACGATACATCTAGTTCAACAGAACTTAGAACGTTCTTTGCTTCTGATACAGTCTTGATTACATTGCCTTCAGTGATCACAATGTTTGGATTGATGGTAGCATAGTTCTTGAGAACTTGCATTGTCTTTTCAGTTAATTCCATAATATATCTCAGTTTGTTTGTTTATGGGTGTATTATAACATAGGTCTCTAGGGAAGTCAAGCGACTTTACTAAAGTTTTTCTCTTTAATGAATTCGATCTTCGAATCAAAGTATTGCTCCAGGATTGCTCCTTTATGACTGATAACAAAGATGCTAGAATCACCATCCATACTATCAATTATCTTGGTCAGGTTATCCACACCATCAGCATCAAGAGATGAATCAAAAGTCTCATCTAGTATCAGCAGATTAGTGGCAACACTGTTCTTCATCTTAGCGATCATACGCCAAGTAAATAGTAACGCCAGATCGATACGTTGCTTCTCGCCCTCTGAGAACGAATCATACGAGAACGAATCACGGTGACGCGAACGAATAGTTTCTTTGAAAGTGTCATCTAGGTCAAACGAGACATAGAAGTCCAGAATCTGAAGATACTGATTCGTCAGTTTATTAATGACAGGCAAGTACTGCTTAATGATCTTGGTTTTGATACCAGTATCTTTCAACAGTTCTGCTATAACAACACCGTACGATCCTTCGTCAGCAATCACGATATGTTCATCATGTAGAACTTGCTTACTCGCTTCGAGTTCTGCTTTCGCCTCTAGTGCTTCATCAATACTTGCTGTCTCTTCATCAATCTTAATAAGATCATTCTGAAGAACTGACATACGTTTCTGCCACTCGTTCACTTGAGCATTGCTGATATGTACATCATTAATGGCAGAGACCAGTTGCTTGCTATGAGTCTCTACACTTCCACGTCTATCGTCGAGTTCGTTGATTTTAGTGGACGCTTGGGTTCTACCTTCTTCGAGTTCTTCTCCCTTAGTTCGTGCGTGTGCTGTTTTTGCTGATTTAAGGGATTCTTCGATGTCCTGGTCACAGGTTGGACAGATGTCATTACTTTCATAGAATTTAATTTCCTTTGCAAGTTCTTTCTGTTTAACCTGAAACTGATGGTCGTACTTCTCGAACTCTACTCTCTGCTTGTTTATCTTAGCAAGTTGTGACTTTACTTGTGTCAGTTCATGCTCAAGATCAGCAGTATTAGTTGCTATACGTTCATCAATCTTCTCGCCTAACTCAGTAATCTCTACCTGCTTCTTCGCTTTCTGTTCGGAACTAAGTTGACGAAGTGTGTTCACATATCGTTCTTGGTTCTTAATTTTATCACGAATCAACTCTAACTGAACTTGATTAGTCCGACCCTTCTCACGTAGCACTGACATACGCTCTTTAAGAATACCATTCATCTTAGAGAATACATTAATGTCAAGTAGGTCTTCGATCACATCTCGTCTGTGTTGAGCAGGCAGTTGCATGAATGGAACAAATGAAGATGATCCAAGAACAACTATCTGGTGAAACGATTTGTGATTCAACTTCAGAATATTCTTCTCAAGTACTGACTGATATTCTTTATTATGACTGTCCTGATTGACCAGAACATTATCTTTCCATATCTCAAAAGTGTTAGGTTTAATACCACGATGAATCTTATACTCACTCACACCAACAGAGAATTCAACTTCAACTACAGTTGCTTTACCGTTGATAGAATTTATTAACTGATTCTTCGTAATACTCCGATGTGCCTTACCGAACAGAGCGAACGACAGAGCATCCAGCATTGTAGACTTACCTGCACCGTTCTGACCTACTACAAGAGTAGACCTAGAACGATTCAGTTGGATCTCTGTGAAGTTATCACCTGTCGATAAGAAATTCTTATATCTTAATTTTTTAAAAATAATCATACTATATCTAAGGTCTGTGCCTCAATCATTAATTGGTGAACTTCGTTCTTGATACGATCTTTGTCTAAGACTGTATCTACAGCGTCTATGTAAGTATACAACAAATCTTCGGTGGAGTCAACATTTATTTTATCATCATCAACATCCTCACCCATAAACTCAGAAAAGTTCTCTGCAATCTTCAGTTCATGTATCTGTTTCATCTGCAAACGATCCACGAACTTCTCGAACAATTTAGGTTTAGACTTGTTCACCACAATCAACTTGACATACTTGTTATCTACGTCAGGTAGTTCACCAATGCCATACTTGTAGTCTGCTTTCTCTACTGTATCATCATAGTACACACGTTCAAAGATACGTAGTGGATTATGTACAGGTGTCAGTTCACGAGTGTCTGTGTCTAGTACATGGAAGTACTTAGGATCATGTGCATCAGACCAGAAGAACTCGTACTGTGACCCAAGATAATGAATCGGTCCTTGCTGTGACTTGGTATGAAAGTGACCAGATAGAACCATTTCGAATCTATCGAACGTCGATGATTTCATACCATGTACACAAGGAATACCCGCTTGCATCTCAAACCCTTCTAACTCCAAGTGCGCACCTACATGAGATGCTTTACACGTAGCAAGAAACTCCATCGTGTGCTTTTCGTTATCTTGGTTTATCCACGGAACAAGTGCAAAATCAAGACCATCATAATTAACAACAGTAGGTTTTTCGATGATACGAACCTCTGCCATATAATGTCCGAGTAGTTCTTTTAGAGCATTCAGTTGATTCGTGTTCTTGTAGTACACATCGTGATTACCCGGAATAATGTCCATGTGTATTTTATACTCACGAAGTTTCTCTAGGAATATCTTACGATTGTGTTCTAGTGCCTTAAAGTTAATAGTCTTTCTATTCTCATAGTAATCACCAAGATGCACAATCTTAGTAATTCCGTTCTCTTTCAGATATGGAAAGAATACGTCACGATAGAATCTCTCTTGATAGTCCATAAAGACTTCAGAAGAATTTCGTACACCACAATGAGTGTCATTCAGGAAAGCAATCTTCATTGTTTATTCCTCAAAGTGTCCAGACAAATCAGAATCAACAGAGCGACTTCGACGTTTACGTTTATTGTCTTTAGCATACTCTTTAATGAGTCTGTCGTTGGACTTAACATAGTCGATTCTACCACGTAACTCTTCTACAAACGCCTGTGTCTGCTGTTGTACTCCGGCATCAAGCAACTCATTACTAACTAGTTCAGACAATCCACTCTCTGACAAGTAGCGTATCTTGATATCCTGTTGCTTCTTCTCTTTCTCGATACGACGAAGAAAAGCATACCAACTAATCTGTGTAAAGTATGCAAATGCATTAGGTTTACCAGTTCGTGTGGCAGTTTCAAGATTATAGTTTTCAATTGCTTTTAAGCAGTTTTCTACAGCATCCATTACCATTTCTTCGCGATACGTATATCGGACGAAGTTAGATTTATGCGACAGTCCTTCACATATCTTTAAAAAGCATTCCGCAATGTAGTTAGTGACGATTGGTGGTACTTCGCCTCTCGCTACTGCGGCATTCTTAGATGCAACATAGTCCACTACCGCCTGTGAGAACTGAGCATTATTAACGTAATGCGGTTTCTCTTTTGGTTTAAGTTTCTTTGTTGGTTCTTTCATTATCTTTGCTTACTCGGGTTAAGGGTTTATGTAACTTCGTTTCAGCGTCCAGACCGTGGACTGCTTTCAGGTCTTGTGCCAATTCTAAAGAGTACTCTGCTTTCAGAGCGCGAGACTCAGCAGTTACAGTTGGTTTATTATACACCACTTTTGCCTGATTGTCAACCACTCTTTGTCTTAAATCAGACGAAGAGAATCTGTGGGATCTTTCATTGAAGTAGATATGCATACCTCGCTTACGACAGAGGTCTCTGCCAGTAAACTCTTTGTCCTTATATTCTTCGCCCAGTATACGTACATCTATATCGTACATAGAAAGAATATCAAGAAGGTCTCTCTCGGTGCTGTAAGGAACAATCTCGTCAACGTATGAACACGCTTGAAGTTGCGTGTAACGTTCGACGATAGTTTGAATGGGTGCGTTCTTTTGTGGGCGATCTAGTTGTGGATCGACTTGAAGTCCTACTATAAGATATTCACACTGCTCTTTTGCATTGCGGAGCATCTGTACATGACCCGCATGTAGTAGATCAAATGCTGAACAAGTAAAACCAATTTTCATAATATAATGCCATTTCGTTTAATATAGACTCCATTATACACTATTGGAGAGTATTAGTCAAGAAATAATTTTAACTGAAAATAATCAAAGAAAAAGGTTGACATCCTTTTCCATTCCTAGTATAATGCACTTAGCACGTTTTTAATCACAAAGAAAATCTTTAAACGCTTAGTGAATAGTATCATCGTCTTCTGGTTTAGACTTCATAAAGGGAAACTGAACAACATTATTACCCTCAGGACCAAACACTCTTTTCATCGATGCTTCTAAACGCTTTGTATTTTTTGCTAAGTTTGCTTCTAACTCTGCTTCTGCTGCCGCAACTTCTTCATCTCTTTCTAAAGCAATATCATTCATCTCTTGCACTGCATACATAAACTCAGCACAAAGATGCTTGTTAGGACGATTACTAGTAACTACTTGAGACATATCCAGCACCATATACTCTTTCTCACCTTCACAAAATTGAACGAAAGGACGGAACATGAAAATGCTTTCACCACTATCATTCATTTGACCACTCACTATCTGCATAACATTTTTAATAATGATATCTTTAGAGTCCGAAATATTTGGATCAGTCCACTCCAATACCTCACATACTATCTCATGTCCACTCGTCAACTTAAATTGTGCAAAATCTAATTCATTCATCATATATCAACCTGAGTTATCTTATAAGGAAATTGTTCACTATTATATATCTTTATTCTTTCCCCACTATGGAGAAGCGTAAAGTTCTTCTTCTTACCCGTATGTAGATCATCCGCTATATCATATAGTTTAGCAACTGACCCATCATCGCTCTGTCTTAGTCCACGTCCAATCGACTGTAAGACCCGTATCTGAGACTTGCTTGGAGACGCGAATATAATATTGTGCAGGTTTCGTATGTTAATACCAGTAGAAAAAGTGCCAAGAGAGGCAACAATGATACAATTATTATGCTTATCAACAATATTACGAATCTGTTCTCTATCTGCTGTCTTCGTCTCCCCACTAACATAGAATATCCTTTGACCTTCTTTGAGTTTATCTTCTACTAAATCCCGAAGCACCTTGCCATGCTTATCAACCAAGTTAAATAATACAAGTGTATTTCCAGTTTGATTGACCGCCAAGTTTGCAATGAAGTTGTTACGTTTTTCGTAAGTAACAATAAAATCGATTTCATCTTGGTAACTCCTACCTTCTGTTAATTTACAAAACTCTTCGGCATACTTTAATAGTATAATGTCGATGTCTAGTTTTGCCAATGTCTCATTTTCTTGTAGTGCGTGTGTTGTTGTAACGCGATGTACCGGACCAAATAATCCCTCTAACACTAACTTATGTACTTGTGTGCCATCAAGTGTACCGGTAGTTCCCCATCTATATTCTGCATTCTTTGCTTTGTTCATGATAGATGACAGTGACTTCGACTTGAAACCATGCACCTCATCACCAAAGATAGCACCATAGTCTTCGAACCAAACTGGGTGCAACTTATAGATGGACTGCCATGTTGTGACAACAATACGCTTATCAGTCTCTTTATCTTTACCAGAATAAATCTTGTGTACTTCGTTATCTACATCCATTCCGTATGATTTAAAGTCAGCATACATCTGCTCAACAAGAGATGTTGTCGGAACAATAACGAGAATCTTCTTATCGTGATTTGCCATGTACCATTGCATCAGCAGATAGATGATAAATGACTTACCAGAACCAGTCGGTGATATTAGAATGCATCGCTTATATGTGATTGCATGTGTTATAGCATCATACTGATAGTCGCGAGGTTTGAACGGAATTCCTAAAGTTTCCATCCAATTCATAGTCTCTACGTGATTGACTTTGTTAGTAGAGTACGGGAAACCGTAAGCACCTTCGTCCACCTTGATGCCATACCCACGTTGCATAGCAAACTTCTTTATAGCATAGTATAACCCTGCATTGATCTGTCCTGTGTTACGATCCAGCATTCTTATCTTGCCGTCCCACAACCGCTTCTTTACAGCGGGCATGAACTTCGCACCAGGAACTTCAAATGTAAAGTGTTCACTCAATTCATGGACCACATCAGGGTCACACTCCACTAATTGAAGCATCGAGTAATCTTTCATTTTCAGGGTTATTGTTTGCATTTAGAATCCTGCTTCAAATTGTTTCCATCTGATCATATTTCCAATCGTCTGGTGTCGCCACTTAATGTTCTCGACAATTTCTTTCAACACATCGATTAGTTCTTTTATATATGTGATCCTTGCCTCGCTCTTCATGATCTCGGGATCAGAGTTGTAGTAGTAATCCATCTCGCCTTTAAGAATCTTCAGACCATCAAAGGGATCAGGATTCCATCCCTTCTTCTCGATCTCTTCACGAGACATCTTACCTTGGTAATATAACCACTTATCTTTAAGTAGTAATTTCTGCTTGAACTCCACGTCCTTTAACTTCAGGCGCGAGTCAGAGAGTAGGGTTAGATACTTAGCATGGAGACGGGGCGTCTCCTGTGAACTAACGTCTAATTGGTTAAACTCAATCTCACAGTCTTTCTTCCATTCTTGTAGAACAGTTTGTAAATCCATAATATTTCACCTTAAAAATGTAGTTGTTAACTACACCATTGTATCACACAAAATCAAAATAGTCAAACTTAAACGATACAGGAAACGTAAGATACTGCCCATCGCTCGTGGCAGCAAATGTTATATCACCCAATGAAATGGGGAATGAGTTGACGTACTTTAACTCACGAGCGACATTATTGGCGCTGTTAAGAATCTGTACTCTAATATCACAATAGTGTGCTATTGATTCGCCACTATTATCTAGCAGTCTGCCAGTGTTAGGTCTATGCTTATTTTCAACCATTCTCTCTAACCATTGAAACAACTCTTCATAGACGTTCATCTTCTCGTCCATCATAATGTCCATAGAGAGCATACCAAAAGATACCGTGTCGCCAGTTACTGCTACTGCCGCTCTTCGATATGGCACATCAACAGCATTCATCTCCATAGAGGGATGCATTACTTGTTGCGCGTAAAATTGTAAGTTAGGAAAGTTCTCACGCGATACCGTGATTTTAAATCCAGTCGGTGCGAGATAGTTAGTATCGCAAGTAAAGTCTGCCATTATTTCTTACTCCAGTTTATACAGATATTTATACAAGTTTTAACTTAGTATCCACCAGTCTTAAACCAACCTTTACCTTTAAGATGAAATCCACCACCACCCGCAACAAAGACTTTCTTTAGTTTTTCTTCTTTACACTTAGGACATGTAGTTAATACATCATCTGACATTTTCTGCATTATTTCTAATTTGTTATCGCA